TGCATTAGATGAACCGAGTGTCAAGGTAGAAGTTCCGCTTCTAGTGTCTATTGTATCTACGAGTATCTTTGACATTAGTCTAAAATCTCCATTAAAGTTATTGTGCTATTTGATTCTACTCCTGAAGGGTCATATCCTCCCGTATCAGATGGTCTATTCATATATGCGGGTTGTCCATTTACCTTCATTTGTAATTTAAAAGTTGTCGAAGAAGTAGAACTGGGCGAGTCAAGATATATATAAGTTAATGGATACTCTCTATATTGTCCTTGACCGTCTTGTGCAATTCGTTGAACTTTTGTATGTATTTCAGTAGAACCACGCACTAATCTAAGATGCACATTGTAAGTAACCGCACTACTAACTTGAGTATCTACAAGAACAAGAATTTTACTACTTGTTGTTGTAGGAGTTATGGAAGCAGTCATTCCTGTTACATCTGCATAAGTAGAAGAGTTCATATTAAAGGTGTCTGACTTAACTGTTTGTACAACTTGACCAATTTTACCAAACCCAGAAGTCTTTGCTCCTGAAGTTAGGGATACTGTATCACCACTCGCACCTAGCGTTAAGCTAGTGCCTGATTGTGGTTCTAAGTTATCTACGAATATTGTTCCCATTATGCTAGGACCTCCATTAATGTAATTCCTGTTAATGTATTGTAAGCATTACCAAAACCACCTACATATACATTTGTTCCTGATCCAGTATCGTATGCTTGTAATTTATAAGTTTGTGAACTTGTACTTGCTGGTGTATCTAATACCTCACAACCAAAGTTGAAAGGTGTATTAGAGTTACCATATCCAGACCAAAAATGAAAATTATTAGCATTATCACTATTAACAACACCTATAGCAGTAGATCCTCTAAGTAATTTTAGTCTGTATAATTCAGATGAAGCTGTACTATGATTTACACCACCAAATACTCTTACTAATATTTTTGAAGTTGTAGCAGTTGGAGTAATACTTGCAGTATATCCAGTAATATCTGTCCAAGTATTTTGTGCAGATAATGTAAATACAGCAGTTTGTAAATGCTGTACTACTTGACCAATCTTACCAAAGCCAGCAGTTGCACCACTAGCAAGGTTGAAAGTGTCACCGCTATTACCAAGAGTAACTGTTGTTCCGCCAGAAATAGGTGTAATCTTATTAACCTCAATTGTACTCATACGACTGTAAGATTACCCTCCACTGTGACGGTACCTGTAAATGTTACAGGGCCCGCTAAGAATGCGTTATCGGTTGATGCTACTGTGGTTGTAGCAGTAATAGTTTGTAAGTTTTCGTAGACACCATTGAAAGATGTCATCATACTTGGTTGTATACTGTTTGCACCTGGTGTGTTTTGATCTAATAAAATACCATTTAAAAAAATAACAAAGCAAGTATCAGTTGCTGCTAAGGCTGTTGTAAAAGTTATTTGTGCACCGTTGACTGAATAGTCTGTCGTGGGTTTCTGCCGGACCCCATTCCGTAAAACCGCAATGTCTTCTGGCACGGCTGCTGCTGCAGAAAGAGCGTATGAAACAGAACCGTCACCTGTTAAAGTTTGTGCTGATGTGGTGGCTGTAAAATTTTTTGTGACTGGATTACCAAGATACCCCATGCTAACCCCTATGTACTAATACTGTCAATTAAGGAAACCCAACCGTGCAGACTTGCTGCAGTATCACTTTGTATTTGTAAAACATCTCCCGATTGTAGGACAATTTTCGATCCACCATCTATTGCCTCATATTGACCGCCTGCTGCAATAGGAGTTTGATATACTAAGAATGAGTTAGCCGATCCACCACTTGCAGTGCTTGTTACAAAAACATTTGCTTTTATAGTTGCATTAGTAATGTTTGTTAATCTTATACCTATAATCGTATCATCAGAATTTGATGTCAGTACAGTCCTTGCGGTCGTGCCAATAGCTATGTCACCAGAACCGTTGAAAGGTATTTTTCTTTCAAAATCTTGGGCCACTTAATTATCTCCTATCCATATTTGTATCAGAGCGCTACACTCATTGCAATCACGAAGCCTTGTGATACACCACCTGATATTGTTAATGCACCACTACTTGAAAGAGTGGCATCTCCTGAAACTGCAACTTCTTGATAACTTGTGCCATCACCGACAAGGATTTTACCTGATGTATTATCTGGCATTCTTAGTTGTGAGCCAATAGTCAAATGTCTACCTATACTCACATCATTATCTGCATCTTCAATAACAGCTTTTGATGCTGGCATGGTGCAGAATATGTCTTTTGTGCCTGCAGTGAAA